CCTCGACCGTGTCGGTGTCGAGTTTGTAACTGAACGAGGACCCCTCGTCGGTGTAGCCGACCTGCGCCCACGCTGCCGACACGGTCGTCCAGAGGGTCGTCAGGTCGGTCGGTTCAGTCGTGCCCAGCGGGGCGATCCACAAGATGCCCGGCCCGAGCGCGATGTTCGACGGCGTGCCACGCGCCATGATCAGCCCTCACTTTCGTTGTCGTCGTCGTAGGCGCGGACCTTGTCCTGCCAGCCGAATTTGTTGACGTGCTCCGCCGGGACGCGGTCGCCGCGCGCGAACGCGAGCGCGACACCCACCATCAGCGGCTCCAGGGCGACGTACACGCCCTCAGAAACCGGATCCGGGGTCCCGTCTTTGGCGGTCTTCTTCGCGGGCTCCTGGCGGCTCTGTGTGTCGTTCTTCCGCTCAGCCATCAGCCGCACCTCAAAACCGCGAAGGTCACACCGGACGTGACCGACCAGGACACGGCGACCAGGCCGTCCGAACCGGCGAACAGCTCCGGCGGGAACGGGCCGTACAGCTTCGATCCGGTCGTCGCCGGCGTTGTCCCGCCTGTGGAGTCGGCGACCGCGAGCTCTTGGATCTGGCCCGGAGTCGTGAACGTCGGCGCGGTCGCCGCACCGCCCGTGTTCAGGACGTGCACGAGCACGTGCGCGCCGGGCCCGAACTTGTCGCCGCCGGCGCTGGCGGCGTTGTAGGTGGGCGTCGTCCCGGCACGGGTGACGTCCTGGACTGCGACCGTTGCCACGGCCGCCTCCTCTCTCAGATCAGGTAGAAGTCGGCGTCGACGAGGAACTGGTACTGCTCCTGCGTGACGGAGTGGCCCAAGTCGACGTACAGGGGGCCGGTGATGTTGTCCGCGACCAGGCATGACACGGCGCCCATCTGGGCGCGCACACCACGAAGGGAGTCCACGGCGTTCGCGTAGGCGACCGCTGCGGTTTCGGCGGCTTCGAGGGTTCCGGCGAGGATCGTCGCGGAGACCCTCGGGGAGTCCACGGTCTCCTCGGCGACGAGGTCGTCGCCGCGGCCGACGCGCATCAGGAGCGCATACGCGCCCGTCCCCGGCGAGCGTGTCGTCTCCAGGAACGCACCGAGGGCGAGGGGCTTGCCTTGGCCGACGAGGGCCGTGTTGGAGTTGACCCAGGCCCGGACGGCGGGCAGGGCGACGACGTAGGACATCACGCGCCCCGGAGGTCTTCGAGAGCAGGCCGCAGATGCGGCTGAGCTGGCGTACCGGGGTGGTGGACGATCCGCCCGAACACCTGGCCGGTGCGGGCGTTCCGCAGCGGGTAGGGCCCGTGGGAGCGGATGATGTGCGGGCGTGTGCCGACCTCGACGAACAGCCCGTACGGCCTGCCGTCTGGTGTCGTCGCCGGGGAGAAGACGTCGACGTAGAGGCTGACCGTGTCGGCGCCGAGCTTCCAGTAGATCTGGGAGCGCAGATACCCGGACGGCCGACCATGGGATCCGGCAGGCGAGACCGGCGCGCGGCGTTTTGCGCCTTGGGCGACGATCTCGCCTTTGGTTTCGAGCATCCGCGCGACGGGCCCGTCCGGGCCGTAGAGGAGTTCCGCCATGGCGGCTTCGTCGAAGACGAGGTGTACGCGTCCGCCGACCGCCACGGGAGCCTCCTACGGGTACGGGAACCAGCCGTTGCGGTGCGGGACACGGAACTCGCCGTACACGTCATCCGCGCATGGGGTCGGGAAACACCAGACGGGCAGCGTCGCGTCCGGCCCGCCACCCTGCTCCTCAGCGATCTCCAGCAGCCGTGTCAGGGCCGCCGTAGCGCGCTTGTCGAGCTGCTCGTAAACGGTCGTGTCGCCGTCACGTTGGATGAACGCGAGTTCGATGTCCGCGGCGGCGCGCCAGCCCGCCGCGTCCCGGGCCAGTGGCTGGAGTTTCGGTGTGACGGTGCCGACAGCGGACGCCACGGTGGCCACGGCCGCGTCGGTGATGCGCTGCGCCTGCGCCTCGGTGGGGGTCGTCGTATCGGAAAACGTGCCTGTGAACGCATCGCTGCCCGGGTTCGCTGCGTCGCGGGTGCGGGTGGGGATGTGGCCGGCGACCTCTTCGAGGCTCGGCGCCCACGATTCGGCCATGGCTCACCTCCTGGTAGGCCAGGCCCGGCGACGGTCGGGGGCACGCCGCCGGGCTCGGCCGGTCACTGCGCCGGCTTGCGGACGTACATGTCCAGGAGCTGGTCGCGGGTGAGCTTCTCGGCGTCCTCCGGGGTCATGCCCTGGGTGACCGCGTGGGCGACCAGGTCGGGCTTCGAGGACTGGCCGTTGAGCGGCTTCGGCTTGTCGCTGCCGTCCGGCTCCTTGGCCTGCTTCTTCGGCTCGGCCTTGGCCTTGCCGCCGACCTCCTCGATCAGGTTGGAGCCCAACAGGTGCTTGATCCGATCGTCCGGGACACCTTCGGGCAGCGGTGCGCCCTGGTAGAGCGTCACCAACATCTGCCCGTCGGGGCCGGCGACCGGGATGTGCGTGACGCACGCCCCAGTCACCACATACTGCTTCGATGACATAGCCGCCCCCTCAGGTGCTCGTGATCTTGATGCCGGCGGCGGGTTCCTGGATCACCGGGACCGTCTTGCGGCGGCCCCACATGTCCCAGCCGTCACGCTTCGCAGCACGCTCGGACTGCGTCTGGATCGCCATGTCCGACACGGTGTAGCCCGGGGCGCCGTCGACCTCATCGGCCATGCCGCCGAGCTGCGTGGTGTCGAACACCCACACATCGTCCGTGCCACCCGGCAGAGACGACAGCGGCGCGACGACGACACGGAGACCGCCGATGACCTCGATCTCCCCGTTGTAGACGGGGTTGTCGGTCGCCTCACGACGCCGCAGGTTCGAGATCGTCGCGTCCGACGCCATGAGCGCGTACTTGTTGGAGCTCATGAGGATCGTGTCGGGGTTGTAGCCCTGGTTCAGGTCGAGGATCGCGGCCTTCGCGGTCTCGATGTTCCGCAGGATCCCCGTGGACGTGGTCCACGCGGTGCCGGCCGCCGTCGTCGCGGTGACCGCGGAGGCGACCGCGGACAGGGTGACGGTGTCGACCTGCTTGATGATGGAGTTGACGAGCTTGCGAAGGTTACGGTCGACGGCCACGCCGCCGTACACGTTTCGCAGCACCTCCTCATCGGACATGAACGTCCCGAGACCCCACTTCTGGATCGCCGCGACCGCGGCAGCACCAGTCGGCGGAGTGTCGAGAGGGTACTCCGAGCCGGGGGCGACGGCCTCGACGGGCCGGTTCATCAGGATCGGTTCGGACACCTCGTACAGGACAGCGCCGCCGGTCGAGCGGAACCGCTGCGTGAGGATCTGGTCGCTGACAAACCTCAGGTCCGTGAACGTCCGCAGGCGACGCTGGATCTTCGTGGGGTCCTGCAGCAGACGGTTGATGGTCAGCAGGTCGCCCGAAAGGGTGGGCGCCGGCGCCGGGTAGGAACCAGGCATATCTACTCCTTTCGGGTTAGCGGCCGATCCAACGGCACTTCAGGCCGCTGGTGGCGGTGGACAGGGCGGTGCCCATGAGGGTGCCCGCAGCCGCGATCGTTGCGAGGGTGCCGGAGTCGACGCCGCCCGCGGTGGAGGACGCCAGGGCCGCACCGGCGGTGACGCCGGCGGGGGTGACGGTCTCGTGGATGCAGCCGGTGACGGGCCACACGGTGACACGGGCGCCGGATGCGGCGTCCATGGCGGCGACACCGACGTAGGCGCCGTTCGCGCCCGCGGTGGGGGCAACGGTGCCGACACCGGACGCGAACAGGACCTGCCCACCGGTGATCGCGGCGGACGCGGTCATCGTGAACGGCTTGCAGCCGCCCGTGTAGACGGGGTTGTAATCGGACATGCTGGTCAGCCCTTCGCGATCGTGTGGGGCGGGAACAGGCGGTCGAACTCGGCGTCGAACGCGTCCTTGGTCTCCTCGCCGCCGGGCGCACCCTTGTCGGCGAGCGGCACCAGTCCGGCCTCCAAAGAAGCGAGGGTGGTCTTGGTGCCCTCCGGGTCGGCGTCGTAGAGACGTGCCCAGTGGTCGCGGCGCGCGGGTGCGAACTTTCCGGCCTTGACGGCATCGTCGAGGGCGCGGTCGCGGGCTTCGGTGCGCTGCTGCGCACGGGCCGCGACACCCTCGGATGCCTGCTCGCGGAGCTGCGTGAGGGTGGCTTCGTCGATGGTGACGATGCCTTCGGGCAGGGCCGGGGTGGCGGGCTCGGCCGGCGGGTCGGCCGGGTCGGGCTCGGTGGTCGGCTCGGGGCCGTTGAGCTTGGTGTCGAGCGCTGCCAGGATGGCGGCCTCATCGGCGTCCTCGGCCAGGCCGAGCCGCGTACGGAGGCCCTCGTCCAGAGCCATTGGTGCTCCTTCGGTTGGGGTGTTGGGTTCCACCGGCTCGGCCGGAGGGTCTGTGGGGGTAGCGAGGCCGGACGCCTTTGCGACGCGCTGGATCGCTTCCTGGGGCGTCTCGGGCTTGCCGCCCGGCGCGGGGGGCTGCTCGGGGCGGGACTCGACGCGGGACGCGAACACCAGCGCGGATGCGGTGGTCTGCTGGCCCTGCGGCTTGTCGACGTACTCGATCACCACGGGCACCGACTCGCCGAACGTCACCGTGTCGCCGTTCAGGACGATCGGGACGCGCGCGTACTGGCCGTCGTCGTCGTTGACGGTGATGAGCTGCAACGGTTCGAGCTGCATCTCGCAGATCCACACGGAGTACGGGGCGTTCTCGTAGTAGGCGCGCCGCACGTCCTCGCTGCTGACGCCGGCGGCGACCTCGGCGGGTCGCGGGTTCGGCATGGGGTCCTCCCGGGTGGCGTGGATGGTGACGGCTACGTGTTCGCCTGTCTGGTTCGCGGTGGCTGCGACGCCGTAGAGCGCGGCGACGTCTTGGAGGGATCCGAGGGTGCCGACGCCGGGCGCGGAGACGCCGAGGAGCGCGACGGCGGTGAGCACGAAGGGGTGTAGGTGCCCGAGCTGGCATTTGAAGTCGAAGCAGCCCTCAACGGACCGGTCCGGGTAGGCGGAGCTGAGGACCGACTGCCCGTTCTCGTCCTTCGTCGCGAGCCAGCCCGGCATCCCGGTGTAGTCGCCGATGATCGTGTGTCCGGAGTCCGCCAGCATCGGGTTCGCGATGTAGCCGACGGCGGGTTCGCCGTCGAAGCGCGCGTCGATGTGGCCGAGCTTGATGATGGGGCGGCGGATCGCGGGGCAGTCCATGGCGGCTATGGCGCTGGCCATGTCGCCGGTCGTGAACGTCACCGGTCCTGTGCTGAGATTCCATTGGCCGGTCTGTACGAGCTCGACACCGGGAACGGTTACCAGGGCCGGAGGCTGCGGAATGTCAATGGTCATGTCGCCCTCACTTTTCCCTGGTCAGAGGCCATGTGGGACGATATGTCGAGGTAAAATCGTTGCATGGGGTTTCGACTGAATTCCACAGCGCGTGAACGCTTCTTTTCAAAGGTCCAGCCGGTCGGCGAGTGCCTTGAATGGACCGCCCGAACAGACAAAGACGGGTACGGACGCTTCCGGCCCGATGGCGCGAACACGAGCGAGGTCGGCGCCCACCGAGTCGCCTATGTTCTGGGTGGCGGGACTTTGGAGGACGATGACCACGTCTGTCATCGGTGCGACAACCCACCCTGCGTGCGCCTTGATCACCTGTTCGTCGGCACCAACAGAGAGAACACGGCCGACCGTGATCGCAAAGGGCGGCAGGCGTCTGGGCTCCGCCATGGCCGACACACGAAGCCACATCGGACCGCCAGAGGAGATCGCAATGGTCGCCGTACGCATCCTGAGTCGACCGCGCGTGGGGAACGGAACGGGAACGCCCGCTGGACGGCCGACGACATCAGGGCAATTAGAGCGGCGTATGCCGCAGGCGAATCTCAGGGAAGCATCGGCCAGAGACTTGGCACCAGCCAATCAGTGATCTCGAAGATCGTCCGCCGAGAGGCCTGGGTGCACGTCGCCTAGTTCCAAGTGGCAATTATTATCCCGCGACAGCGGAGGCGGCCGTCGCAGTTCACGTAGCCGCCGGAGGCGTACGCAGCGCGGGCTTCGGCCAGGTCAGCGAACTCGGTGCCGTCGAGCTCAAGGCAAGGCGGGCAGGTGTTGAGGTCCAAGATTTCTGATGCTGCGTACGTCGCTTCGGGTGCGACATCGAGCACCGCGGCGCGGCCGTAGTTCTGCGCCGTGGACATCGCCCCGCCGACCTGATCCCGCAGGAACGAGTCGCTGAGCGACGCCAGGTGGTCCTTCACCAGCGCCGCGACCGCAGCACCGGACTCCCCCGGCCGCCACACACGCAACGCCTCACGGCCAGCCGCAGCAGCCAAACCGGCCGCGATGATCGCAGCGACCGCGAGGCCGATCTCTGTCAACCGCTGCAACTGCACGTCAGCGGCTTCCGGGTCGACCTGCGCGCCCTGCGACGCCGCTTCGGCCGCCATCTGCTGCGCGGCCAACTCGGCGAGGTCTTCCATCGCGGAGCCGAGCAGCTGCCCGGCCGCCAACGAGTCGACGGTGAGGGAGCCGAGAGCCGCCGTGTTGTTCTGGTCGACGGCCGTCTGGATCTTCTTGACCAGGTCGTCCTGCTGCGCGGCGGCGAGCGGACCCCACGCGGCGATGACCTTGTCGACGGCGGCCTGCCACTCGGACTGGATCGCGTCCGGGTCCATCCCGGATGCGGCTTCGACCGTGGTCAACTGCCGATGCCCGGCGGCAGGATCCCCTGCCGCGCGCACCTCCCGGCCACGGTTCTTCCGCCGCGACGCCTGCACCGGCGCGACCGGCGGGATTCGGACGTTCGACGGCTCCGGGAGCTTTGCCCCTGCGCCACCCGGGAGTGGCTGCAGGCCGATCTGCGCGCGCCTCTCGTCGATCGTGAGGATGCCGAAGTCGAGGTCGTACTCGTAGGACCGGCCCGATGCTGCGTCGCTCTGCGCGCGTCTCGGGAGCCGCCACGCGTCCCGGACGTACGCCTCCAGGTCCGGGTCGGGGGTGATCGCACCAGCGGTGATGAGTGCGGTGAGAGCTTCGGCGTTGAGCTGGTGGTCGCGGCCGACGTCCGTGCACACGATCCTGGGTGCGGGCTCAGCCTCGCCCCAGTTCAGGTCGACGATGCCCGTGACCGCGCCGGGCATGCCCGGCTGTCCGGACGTGGCGACACCGGAGATCTCATCGGCGACGGCCTGCAGCGAGAGCAGGAACAGGTCGAGGAAGGAGTCGCCGAGGGCCCGGGAGCCGTTCTGGGTGTTCCCGAGGTCGATGAGCCCGGCCAGCGCGCTCGTGCTCATCTGCTGGTCGAGGTAGCGGATGAACCCGAGCGCGTCCGGGACGGTGCCCGTCATGCCCTTGAGTTCGAAGGTGAAGCCGCTGGGCAGGCCCGCGCCGGATGTTTCTCCAGCGCGCATCGCGGACGCGAGGCGCTGCGCTTCCTGTACCTGCGCTGGCGTGCCGCCGACAGGCGCCGTCACCTCGGGGATGCCCATACCGAACCGGCGGATCGACGTGGCGTGGACACGCCACACCTCATGTTTCAGCAGCCACGGCCCGTACGCCGGACGCAGCACGGACTGGCCCGTCCACGCGGAACCCTCACGCTCGTGCGCGTACCACAGGAGCCGGTTCGCGGGGATCGGCTGGGCGGTGCCCATGTCCTGGACGACGTTCTTGAGGGTGCCGTCGTCGTTGAGGGTGATCTCGGTGATGGACTGCGGCATGCGTTCGCCCAGATTCACCAGCCGCGCCAGCCCGTCGCGGATCTCATAGCGGAACTCGAACGGCAGATGCCCGAACACCAGGCTCAGCAGGGCGAGGCGGAGATGGTCGCTCCAGCGGACGCCGCGCCGACGGGCGGGTCCCGGGCCGTTCTCCTCGCCGAGGATCGGCAGGCCGAGGTCGTCGGCGACGATCTGCGCGACCTGATCGCGGCAGCCGGCCGGGTCAACCGCCCACGTCGCCCGGCGGATCGGCAGGGTGTACGCGGCCAAGACCGCTTTGAGCTGGGGGTCATGGCGCATCTGCTGGTAGGTGCGCACCGACAGCGGCCACGACAGGGCAGGAACGAACTCCTGCATCTCCTGCAGATAGGAGCCGTAGATGGTGGCGTCATCCACGTGACCGATGTCGCGGGTGGGGGCGGTGGTCGCCACGCGGGGACACCTCCTCTCGTTGACGTGCTGTCCG